ACCGAAGTGGAAGCAACACCAGCACCAGCAGAAGCCATCGAGGCCGCAGCAATCCCTACACCAGCACTTCCTGCACAGCCAAAGCGCAAGTTTGCCTTGCCATCAGCTGCTGACTGGATGGCCGCATACCACATCGGTGGCGACACGTTTGCAAAAGTAAATGCAGCCGTAGCCGAATGGCAGTCAGAGCATCAGACCGCGTTGCAAGCAGCAGCCGGCGATGTGGCTACAACAAACACACCTGGCCTCTTGCCAGTGCCTGTACTTGGACCTCTTGTCCAGAACATCAACTTTGTTCGTCCAGTTGTCAACCGTCTTGGCGCACGTGCGTATCCAGACGGCGGTCAGCAAAAGACATTCGTGCGTCCAACCATCACAACGCACACAAGTGCAGCTGCACAATCAGCAGAGTTTGACGCAGTGTCAGCAACCACCATGGTGATTGCAAGCAACACAATCAGCAAGACCACCGTGGCCGGTCAAGTAAGCCTTTCCCGCCAAGACGTTGACTTCACTTCGCCTGGCGCAATGGACTTGATCCTCAATGACCTCATTGGCGAACTGATGTTGAAAACAGACGACATTGCCGCCGACGCATTGCTCACCGCAGCAACATCATCAGGCGTATGGGACGGAACCACAACCGACCTTATGAAGTCCATCTACGACGCAGCAGTTGACGTATCAAACGGCACCAACTTCTTCCCTGACACAATTTTCGTGTCACCAGATGTTTGGGGTCAGATGGGTCAGCTCGTTGACGGTTCAAACCGTCCAGTGTTCCCATACTTGGGATCACCTGGTCTTCAAGGACAGAACGCATTGGGTGGCGGAAACGCAACCACATGGACCGGCTCAAACCCACTTGGGTTGGAAATCGTCGTTGACAGCAACTTCGCTGCAAAGACCATGGTCATCACAAATGCAAGCAAAGCCTTCGAGTACTACGAAGACATGCGCGGCATCATGTCAGTTGATCAGCCTGCAACGCTTTCGCGTTTGTTCTCGGTACATGCTTACGTCTCAACCTTTGCGGCTGTGTCAAGCATGATCCGCAAGATCACCCAGGCATAATCCGAAGGGCGGACAGCCCATGGCGGTCTATTCAGTCACATTCAAGCAACTGCTTGACAACTACGCAGTGCTTACACTGCTGACCGATAGCGATATCGAGGTTGGGCAAAGCATCACGGTGGCATCTGTCGATGCAACTTTCAATGGCACATACACCGTGTATGCCTTGCCCCAATACCTCTACACAGGCACAGACACCCAAGGCAACTTGATGTTTGATGGCCAGGTGCCTATTGCTAATCAGGTGTTGTTTGCAAAGACCGCATCTGATGTTGATCGCATTGCCACGGCCACAGGAACAGTCACCTGGACCGTTTCCTGCACCTGGGCAACCAGCGGAATGCTTGAAGATTATTTGGGTTTGACATTGACCGGCGTAGATGACGCAACTTTGTTGTCGCAATGTGCAGCTGCCGCTAACGCTTTTGCATATCGTCGCAGATTAGAAGCCGGATATCTTTCTGATTCGCAAACAACTGTGCCGTCAGGCGATGTCCTTTTGGGCACCATCATGATTGGTGCGGCCTACTTCCGTCAGCGCGGTTCCTATAACAACCTGGCCAGTTTTGATGGTATGGGCGCACCACCAGCAAACGGCATCACGCCAATGGTTATGCAACTACTTGGCATCAACCGACCCCAGGTTGCCTAATGGCTTACACCGACCTTTTCAATGTTGGTATTGACAATCTGGCAACCAGTCTTGGCACTATCACTGGCATGCGCGTCGTCACTGATCCACGTAACATCAACCCGCCATGTGTCTTTATTGATGCCCCCACGTTTATTGCATACAACGCAAACATTGCAGAACTAGATGTGCCGGTACGCGTCATCACCATTGGCCCTGCCAATCTCGATGCGTTGCGCAACGTGCTAGCCAACTGTGCATTGCTACTCAACAAGGGTGTCGCAGTAACAGACGGCCGACCCATTAGCCTTTCCATCGGTGGTCAAGACCTGGCCGCCTACGATCTCACTATCAAAATGAAAGTGCAAACATCATGAGTAAATACATCATCGTTAGCGAACTTGTCGGCACCCCTGGCGATGAGTTTGTACCTGACGAAGGGATCAACGTCGAAGCATTGCTTGACGGTGGATTCATCAAGTCCGACAACAAAGCCCCAAAATCTGCTAAAACAGAACCAACAGAGGAGAACCCCAATGGCAACTAGCATCTATCTTTCAAACCCAGTCTTCAAGGTCAATGCCGTGGCACTGACCGGATTCTGTACAGCTGCAACGCTTACCCAAACCAATACTGCACAGGACACAACAGTTTTTGGAAACACTGCCCGCGTGTATAACTCAACTTTGCAGGACAATGAATGCACCGCAACCTTGTACATGACCTACGGCGCGTCCGAAGTGTATGCAACGCTGAAAGCACTTGTCGGAACGCAAACAACCGTTGTTCTTCAAGAGGGCACCACCGCAGGGAACAAGATTTGGACGGTTTCCAATGCGTATCTTGAAACCCTGCCAATCATGAATGCGGCCTTGGGCGAGATTCAATCCATCGACATCAGTTTCCAGGGTGGAACTATCGTCGAAACAAGCGTGCCTGCCTAGTCTCAATCACAAAGGAATCCCGACATGAGAATCAAACTAAACGTCGAAACCGTGGATGGTTCATACACGGTCACCACGACCATGGCATCCATCGTTGCATTTGAACGCAAATACAAAATCGGTGCTGGCCAGTTAGCCGGCGACATCCACATTGAATGGCTTGCGTACCTGGCATACGAATCGGCAAAACGTGCCGGCATCACCGTGCCAATCGTCTTTGATGACTACCTAGATCAGGTCATCAATATTGAACCCGAAGATGTAGGCCCCGAAAACCCTACGGTCGCGGTACCTACCGCAGAGCCTTAGCAGAACTATTGGTCGCCGTACATTGGTGGCCACCCGATGTACCATTTGACACTGACGACCTGGCAACGGTCGCCAAGGTATTGAAGGAACAATCAAAATGACGACATCGGCAAGCATCAGAGTTGTAGGCGTCAAATCTGCTTTGGCCGAACTCAACTCAATTGACAAACAATTGCGCCGTCGTATTACTCACGAATATTCCGACATTGTTGCGCCAATCGTCAATGAAGCAAAATACCTTGTGCCAGCACGTGCGCCAATGTCCGGTTGGTATCGAGCATGGACACCCCGCAATCAATACGGTCGATTTGGCGGATCATTGCTGCCATGGGTGAACGGTGCAGCTGGCTATCGAATCAAACCCTATGTATCTGGCAAACGCCCACGCACAATCGGTGGATACACCAAAAACCTTGCCGCCTTTGGTATCCGTTGGACTGATAAAACATCTGTGCTTTTTGACGCCAGTGGCCAATCGCAAACCAAATCAGGTGACCAAATGATCAAAGTTTTGGGTGAGCGTTACGGTGCGCCATCTCGCGCCATGTGGCGTGCTTACGATCAGGCAGGACCAGACATGCAATATGAACTGCGTCGCTTGGTAGAAAAAATCATGCGATCTGTTGGACGCTCAATCAAGGTCACAAACTAATGGCAATCAATATTCCAATCATCACAGATTTCGATTCACGCGGAATCAAAAAAGCCGAAAAGGCATTTGGCGAAATCGAAAAAGCAGGTGCCAAAGTAGGCACATCGCTCAAAAACGCTTTGTTGCCTGTCGGTCTTGCTTTGGGTGGACTGGCCGTTGCCGGCGCAAAGTTTGCAATGGCTGCCGCAGAAGATGAAAAATCTGCTGCGTTGCTGGCACGCCAGTTGAAGGTCACGACAAGGGCGACTGATGCCCAGGTAAAAGCCACTGAAGATTTCATTCTAAAAATGTCTCTTGCTAACGGTGTCGCAGATGATGAGCTAAGGCCGTCACTGTCTAAGTTGGTCAGGGGTACTAAGGACATCACCAAAGCACAGAAATTGCTTGCATTATCGCTAGACGTGTCTAGGGGCAGTGGTAAGAGCCTGAGCCAAGTAACCGACAGTATTTCTAAGGCCCTGGGTGGGAACATGGGCGCGTTGGCGCGTCTGTCACCCGAAGTCAAGCAAATGGTCAAAGACCAAAAGAGCCTTGATGAGATTTTGCAAGCATTGGGCAAGACCTATGCGGGTAGTGCTGCTACCGCAGCCGACACGTTTCAGGGCCGTATGGACCGTCTCAAAGTCGCTATCAACGAAACCAAAGAGTCAATCGGCTATGCCCTGTTGCCCATTTTTGAAAAGATGGTCGCTTTTATTCAGTCTCGCATTTTGCCTGTAATCCAAAAGTTTGTCGATTCAGTTGGCGAAAAAGGACTAGGCAAAACCCTCAAAGAAACCAGCGGTCAAATCTTCAACTGGTACCGCGAAGCAGACGGTGCCACAGGGGCCACACTCGACTTCGCAGCTGCCGTCGTCACACTTGGCGTCGCGTTCAAAGGGCTTGCAATCCTGTCTGGCATTGCGTCAACCATTTCAGCAATTAGCACCGCCGTCGGCGGTCTAGGCACCATTTCGGCTGGCGTCGGTGCGGCAGGTCTTGGAACCTTGGCCGCAACACTTGGCCTGGTGTTTTTGAACCTGACTGCAATCTTTGGTTTGCTACGCGACAAAGAAGACTTTGCCTACATCACCGCAGCATTGCTTGACTTCACATCAACAATTGCAAACGCTTTCATTCTTATGGCTAACGCCGTAGTCGACGCCGGCAACCTAGTCATCAAAGCGGGCAACTTGCTTGCACCAGGCAAACCATTCCAAGAGTTTGGGAAACTGGACTACCTAAGCGTGAACCGCACAATGAGCATTCAAAACAAAGCACCAACAATTGCAAATCCATCCAACTACAAAGACGTAGGGGTGCCATCAGTGATAGTCAATACTGGCGTTGGTGATCCAGTAGCAATCGGCAAACAAGTAGCAGACGTACTTAGCGCATACCAGCGTCGTACAGGCAACGCACTGGCCAGGCCGTAATGCCATTTCCTGTCGCCAAAGTATCCGTCGCATTCAACGATGGCCCCTATGTAGTGTCACCAACCTGGACAGACATCACTAGCAGCGTCCGATCAATGTCCACCGACCGTGGCCGGTCAGATGACTGGGGAACATTCAGCGGATCAGCAACTGTTGTCCTAAACAACCGCGAACGCCTCTATGACCCTTTCTACACATCAGGGACCTACTACGGCAAACTACTGCCACGCCGACAAATAAAAATAGAAGCCACCTACGGCGGCACCACCTATCCAGTCTTTCGCGGATTCATCGACGGATGGACACCAACATGGACAGACGCCGGCGGTGATTCAACAGTCACCATTTCTTGCTATGACTGTATGCAATTGCTTGCACAAGTGCAGCTGCCTGCCGACTGGTCACGGTCATACATCCTTAGTACATCGCCACGCCACTACTACCCATGCGACGACCCAATCATCCCTTTTCAAACTGGCGTCATCACCGACTACGGATCAACACCAAAAAACCTAAATGTGCAAACAAACGCCACATCAGGAAACCAACTAGCCACTGGCCTAGTCAATCGTTCTTTATCTGGAACACCCGATGCGGCAGTCGAGTACATTGCAACCAACGATCCAAACGATATTTTTGCTGCACCAATTTTCACAGCTGACAACGATTTTGCCGTTTCATTCTGGATAATCCCAGAAACGCCATCAACCGCCGCTTTGATATCAGGACAAGTTTGCAACTTCAACTGGTTTGTCAGTTTTGCAAGCGGACGATTCACATTTGGCGTCACATCAGGCGCAGCAATCAGTCCAAACTTTTGGTCATGGACAACCACAAGCCAAGTACTAAACCCCGCAGAACCAGTACACGTAGCAGTCTCATTCAACGCCGGCGCAAAAGCAGCTGCAATCCTTGTCAACGGCATCGACGTCACAGGCACCAGAAGCACAGCATCCACACTTGTTTTTTCAACCAGCGGCGATTTTACAATTGTACGAATGGGGCCAATACAACAAATTGTGATTTGGCAAAACGCCATCACCACCACCGTTGCCCAAAACATCATTCGCTATTCGCAAGCAAACTTCTACGAAACCACCGCAGCCCGCGTATCACGAATCATTGCCGAAACGCCATTCAGCACATCCCTAGTATCGGCACAAGGCACCCAATACATCGGTGAAATAACCGATGACGCACCATTCGCCGGCCCTGAATTGCAACAAACTGCAAACACGGAAGGCGGCGTGCTTTATGTCAGCCGCGCCGGCACCCTTATTCAGTTAGCCATATACGGTCAATTTACTGGTGCAAACGCAGTCACCAGCCAAGTCACCTACGGTCAAGGTGGTGTCGGGCTAGGGCAAAATGTTGCAATCCAATACGACGGCGATTCCATGCGAAACATCATCAACGTCAACATGACTGGCGGTGGCGTTGACAAGGAAACAGGATCAGTATCAACCAGCGTCTATGGGCAAGCAACCCAAACCTGGGATGCCTACATGCCATCAATTTCCCAATCAACCCTTGTCGGCCAGATGCTTGTCGGCTTTGGACAATACGTGTTTCCACAGTTCAGCGATTTTGAAGTTGTATGCAGCCCAGACGGCAACTGGGCATCAACCATGGGTCTAGACCTTTTGGAGCGCATCACAGTCAAAGTTGCCCCGCCATCAGGAAACGTCATTACACAAGATTTGCAACTAAACCGCATCCGTCATGAAGTCACCCCAGGTGTATGGAAAACATATTTGAACGG